CTTCTGTTAGTTCTCCGTTTGCATATTCATTTATTCCCCAGAATTGCATGCCTGGCTCAACATACATAATTTTGAACTCAAGGGTAGGAAACTTTTCTGCAAGTATTTCTATAATTGGAATACATGGAGACCATGCCGTCCACATAGAATAACCAATCTCTCCTTTATCTAATAAATCTAGAAAGGCATAAGTTTCAAAAGAGTTCTCTCCATCAACATTTGCAACATCCCATTTAGTTCCCCAATGGTTTATATTCCACTGATACCAAGCCTCGCTTTTTATGTAAGACTCCATTAGTTCTTCGTCTGGTCTTACTACATTCCAAAAAGCAAATACAGGATTACTAAACTTTGTAGTTTCAGTTTCCTCGTATTTAGGTGGCATTGCGTATTGTCTTTCATAAGGCGCTCCAACAAAATCTATAAGTTTTTGAAGTTCTGCTTTCTCGCCCTTGATTGTTAATTCATTTGAACACCAGTTTGGCATTTAGTTCCTCTCTTTCTAATCTCTATAATAGCATTTGACAAAAATAATGTCAAGACTGACTGAAGGTTTCGGGAACTAATAACTTTCTAGTAACGCGTACAGCTGCTGTGAGGGGTAGGAGGCCAGACTTGTTTCCCAGGCTGGGAACTAATAACTTTCGCGTAACGCCGCAGCTGACCAAGCTGTTCCCCTAAAAAATATTTTTTAAGGGAGCTGATCCGCAGCTGGAAAATACAAGTTGTTTTTTCTCAAAAAAATAAAACCCCCCAGTTTCCTAGGGGGTCTTATTACTTCACGGGTCAGTTTTCGTCACACTCAAAACACATGCCAACATAACGCGGCACTAAGTAAACCGTATCCTGCATAAAATCTGCAAAATTGTCGCACGTTGCGCACTCCGTTAATTCTTTTATCATTTGGTAACCAAACTTGCTGACTCAATAAACCCAGCACCGTTTAGTTCAGGGTCACGAGCAGGTATTAACACATGCCCGTTATCAAAAATTAAAACAATCGCACCGTCTGATTCGTACTCATCCCAACCAAAATCCTCAATCTCTGAGTCCGTCATAGGGCGAGCCGTTACTAATTTTGCACCGATAGCACCCTTACATTGGTCTGCATAAAATTGCTTAACTTCATCTTTAGTTTTTACTTTCACTCTTGCCTCCTAAAATTATTATAGAGCACGGGGATGACATTTGTCAACCCCACTCCCATGCCGTCTATTTTTTGCTTGCACTAAAAACTATGTCTGCTTTGTTAAACACACATAAACCACATCGAACGCATGCCGATCCGTCTGTAGAAATTAAAGATAATCTTTTAGCATTCTCAGGGCACTTTGCTCCAGGCTTGCCAGTTATCTCTTTCATCTTTGCTTGCCCGACTTGAAAGTTGTCTGCAAGGTATGCAAGCCGAATGTTGTCTTTTTTCTTTAAGATAGTTGCAACTTCTATGTTGTCGTCATCCGTAGAGAAATATAAAGATAAGTTTTCAATCCCATTCAATGTTTGGGCTGAAGCTGCCACGCGAGTGTAAACCCAGAATTGAATATCAGAATTAGACTTAATGACTTGCTTCCACGCCAACGTATATTGTTGACTGAAGAAATCGCCGTCCCAGTGAATGCGAAATAGTTTTTCAGCATTGCGCTTTTCGCAGTCTTTTCTAAAGTCTGAAACCATGTTGTTTAATAGTTCAACCATAGTTTGATAGTCGGCGTCTTTTAGTAAGTCCCAGTTTCTAGTGAGAACAGCTTTTACACTTTTGTACAGCTTTTCTAGTTTGCCTGCATAGCAAACTTTTTCACACATCGAAGTTGTGGAAGGGCAGGAATATTCTCTTCCTGCAGGTAACCCGAAGGTATTAGCAATTAATGCTTGATCGCCATTACGTGAAACAGCGTTAGCAACTTTTCTGTCTTTAGATCTTTGTAGTGTCTCCATAGATATAGTTTTACATATTTAAAATAATTTGTCAAGTCCCCTTGAAAGGATTCGAACCTCCGACCTTACGGGTAGAAACCGTTTGCTCTATTCCACTGAGCTACAAGGGGTAAAAAAGAGCAGCGACTACAAGATAGATCGGATGGAAATGGAGACAAGAGGCGGGTAGAAAGAGGTTAACACCCGTTACTTTGTTTACATCCGATATTTAATTGTAGTCGCGCTCAAACCTAAACTATCATATTTCTAGTCTAAAAACACTTTCACTGCAAAATCTACGACTTCAGATGGCGCTTTACTTTCTTCTACCCATCCGTCTGGTCCCATATAACGAATATCCACTTCTCCCTTGCCGTCTGCAAGATTGTCTTCAGACATCCCTCTAATCAACCACTCTTCTCCGCTTGCCGTTTTAACATTGAAGTCACTTGCCAAAACTATTGGCGACCAACCCGTTGCGTTAAGTACAGTTACGCTTCGCAAAATACTCCTCCATCGCTTTCTACACGTTTCATGCCGTTTTCCTCTAATTCAGCAAATAGCAAATCTACTACGGATTCAGTGTGACCACCGACATGCCAGCCATAATTTTCAGCAAGACCTGGGGCACCGTTTTCGTAACGCTTCCAGTCATAGATCGTCACTACATGCTCGCCGTTAAGCAAAAGCATCCACTCGGTAGTTACCTTGCCGTCACCTTCGAATGCATCGTATTCATTTGGTAAACCGAAAACATTTTCAAGTTGCGCACGGGTTATATTTACATAACCCTTCATTGACGTGCCGTTTGTTGCATCTGTTTCTGTAAGTACTTTAAAACTCATATTTCCTCTTTTCTATAACAAAGATAACATGTTAGTAAATTTATGTCAAATCGGGGGATGGTAGGCGGGACTGCGCGATACCTGGGAAGTTAATCAATTTAAAAAACAACTGCGAGTTCTACCTGCAGAAAAAGCTTTACGAACCCTGGTGAGTAAAGTTATCCTACCCAATCCGTCAAGTAAAAGTCAAGTATTTATTTAATTATTTAGATCCGATCCATCCAGGTCAGCTGGTATATAGCTCTAATTAAAAAGTTATTACTTCCTGCGATTGGATCCAATCCCTGGTTTACTTGCATTTTTCGATCCGTCTTCTAGTTTTAAAAAGTTATTAGTTCCCGTGGATGGATCAGCTCGGATCCGTTCCCCTAAAAAATATAGGGCTCGCTTACGCGCACGCCGTTCTTTCCCAGGCCGCTTAGCTCCGTTCCCCTAAAAAATATTAAAGGTTCCCGTTGTTGCATAATGTGAAACACGATCCGTTCCCCTAAAAAATAACTTCCCTGTTCGCAGGCCGCTTTTTCATAAAATCCAATAGACTGGTTCTTCTAGGGGCGGTAGCTCAGTTGGTTAGAGCTACGGACTCATAATCCGTCGGTCCTGGGTTCGAGCCCCAGCCGCCCCACATAAGCTACACCTTATGCAAATTACACTTCCCTATTGAATCCGTTATAAATGTGTACATGGGCAGGCCGCTTTCCATACACCCTTAGTTTTAAGTCTGTACGGTTTTTCTTTATAATGAACCGTGCACCTGGGAGGGGCTATATAGCTAGGAAAGGGAAGTTATTAGTTCCTGCGAAGGCGCAGGCCGTTTTTCCCCTAAAAAATATTTTTATGGCCAAAGATAGAATCTAGGACATCTTCGTACTGGTAAGGGTCGTAGTCCGTTTCCTTTGTACAGTTTCCGTCTTTAAGTCCCATGCCGTTTCTCCGATTTGACAAATGGTAGTTTATTAATTAGACTGTTGATAACAACTGTCTAATATATAAACTACTTGTTTTCAGATTCTCCTAATACATAACCGTATAACTCTAAAGCCTTGTTAGCCCTAGCCGTTACTCGAACATGTTCTTCACGGTGGGTGGCTAGTCTGATATCCGATTGAAGTTCTTCAGCAAGCTCTCTTGCCAGATCTACCAGGTACAAAGAAGAGTTGTTACTTCCCGTGCCGTCATCTAAGTTGTTCATAAGCTGTTCAGTCCTTCTTATCTTTCTCTTCATCGGTTGATTCAGAATCTTCAGTAACAACAATCTCGGCGTCAATAACTCTGTGTTGATCCCCCAAAACTCCAGCAATCATGGTTGCTCCTTCGGCAAGCCGTTGAAGTCTTTCGGCAACAATCACATGGGCTGGCCGTGAGTCTTGGACATCAATACCGACATCTAACTCCACGCCTCCTCGAACTCCAGCGCGATCCAGAATCTCTGTTGCCGCTTTAAGGGCGACGGGTTCTGAGATTGCCGTTTCCATAAGTTGTTCAAGTTTGTCCACAGCGTATGGGGCAGCCTGAACAAGTTTGAGTCTTGCCCGTTCAACGTCAGCTCCAGGACGGCGAATTGTTTTTAGATGGATACGGCAGAGACCGTCATCCTTAATACGACCACTAAACCAAAGCTGGCATCGGATGCCGTCTGGTTTCACAATGCGGCACCGAGCAGGTAGCCCAAGAGGTGCCCGCTTTGAAGACTTCGGGCCGCCTTGCTCTTGTTCCTTTATGTAGGCGCGAGTAGCACCGACAACCCAAGGTGGGCAAAGTTTGTAGGCGGCGTCATCTGCCATAAGGTCGACGCCCGTAATGAAATCTGAGTTTGTGTTGTTGGGGTCGGAAAGAAGAGGTTTCTTTTCGGCAAGTGAAAGTAGACGGCGTTCACGGGACGACTCAATAGAGCGAGCCGCGATTAGCCCAGTTGGGCGGCCAGAGTTGTCATAGACAGCGTCCCAGTTAAATTCGTTTCGGCGTAGGAGTTGACGGTTTTCGTAGGTATCCTCACACACACCCTTTTCTATCTCAACGATGCCGATGCGCGAAAGATCGGGGCGCAAATCCATTGGGTCATCGTGTCTAGGGATTGAGTCCGTTGGGTCAATTTCTTCTGGGTCTGGGCCCAGGAACTCTAATTCGTTGCTCATTGAGGGTTTTTCTTTCCTATCAAAAAAGCCAAGACTCCCCTAAAAAATATTAAAGGAGCCTCGGCTCTTTAGTTAATTATTTCTTCTTAGCTGCTGCCTTAACCACGATTTGCTTTGTGGTTTCACCAGCCAAAGATGGTCCTGTACTACCAAATGAGGAAGATCCAAATGAGGTTAGTACTGAGATGAAAGCAGCAGAGGCTGCTACCTGAAGTGAAGCGTTTAGGTCAACTGACAAGATACCTGCTGCGTCTGTACCCACTAATGCAAGTAGGGTTTGGACGAAAGTTTTGATTGCTCTCTCGGCAGTGGCCTTTAGGAAATCAACTTCGAACATGTTTTTATTTCTCCTTGTTTTTTCGGTTGTGTCCGTTATATCCATAGTAAGCCGCTTTCTAGAAAAGAATTTTTGGGAAAATGGAGAGAGAACGCACCTAATTTTTGCCTCTTTTATAAACAACAAGT